AACATACGATCTCCTTTGTTTGTGTTGGAAGGGCTACTAGACGGAATTGCCTAGTAGCCCTGACTTGCTGTATTTAGTCTTGGTATCCTTGATCGTCGTACATTGACGCCATCCAGCAACTATCGCATAGTCCGGTGATGAACCGTTCTCTGTCGTGGTTTGATAGGTCAGGTAGCACTGTCTGTGCGTGTGCGCCTTGGTTGTAGTCCCAAAGTTGTTGGCTTTGTATTGTGGTTGTGATTGTGGTTTTACATCCCGGGCAAGGTAGGGAATCTACCGAGTAGTAACCTTCTTGGACTTTGATTATGTTAAGCAGTTGCATTTGTTTCTCCTTTGTTTGTGTTGGTTTGGTTTGGATTTCTTGGCTTGTACGCTTTCCAGATGGTGCGCCCAGTTACTAGGGCTATGATTACGACTACGCTTACCCAACTCAAATTGAAGTAGAGTGGTGCTGACGAGAAGGTAAGTCCGTACGAGTCTAGGTTGATCTCTAAGTAGTTCATCTTTCCTCTTTCTCTTTAGGGTTTTCAGAACCAATATCTAAAAACATTGATATCACACCGCCGTGAGCGCAGAACCATTTACGCTAGATCGCAATGGAGAAAACTTCTGTCAAGGGATTGCTTAGGTTGGAGTATTTTTAGGATTATTTCAGATCTGTTAATGAAGGATAATCCGCATAAATACGGAACAGTGATAGGCAAGTCTGCTTATCAAGACTTGCCAGAACTGGGAGCCTGATCCCTTGAGCAGAAGCGCGAGCAAGGTACGATAGCAATGCCAACTAGGAGGCGAGTGCTTTTGCGAGCCGACCCTATTTTGCCCCCGCTGAGGGACATATTAGCCCCGCGCTTTTTGCGGGGCAGATAGTCCTTACATTGGTTTATGCAGTAGGCAGTGGAGTTTATTATTATTACAGACTGGGCTCAGATATAGGGTTTTGTTCTGACTGTGCAGACTAGCACCGACTGCAACCAGTCTGAAACAGTCTGCATGCACGCAGCCAGTCTGTCGGGTCTGCTCCGTCAGACCCGGGTCTTTGTTTTGCTGTTGTATATAACATAAGTATCACTACCTAAAAATATCTGGGGGTATAGTTACTGGGTATAGTATGTCCTATTATGTCTATATTCTATATATGATCTACATCACAATATGTTCGTTTAGACCGTTTGAACGGATTAATATAAGTAGAGGCTGTTTTATTGTATGAGTAACCCCTAGAGGGGGTTACGAATATAGTACAGACAGACTGTACAGTGTATCTACTGTAGGTCGCAAAAGTATTATTTATAAGTAGGGACAAATGACTTTTAAAGCAGGAAAAGAACACTTTGGTGTGTTGGCTGTAGTAGATGCCAAAGCCAAGATGCTGGCATATGTGGCTACTGGGACTACAGTCCAAGCGGCTATGGCGGCAGTTGGCAAAAAACCTGATACGGTTCGCATTTGGTGTATGCGAGATGAGAAGTTTGCTGCCGCTCTAGCCCAAGCAAAAGAGGAGGGGACAAAACAATCTTTTGATGCACTTGGGTTAAAGCGGGAGTCAATTGCCTTTGCCGACTTTTCTAAGATGTTTCTAGAACAGACAGTCTTCCCCCATCACCAAGACTGGGTAGATCTCCTTGAAGGACGAGAACCTAGTTGGCTGCATAAAAATATGAAGTACGACCCCGGAGGGTCTTCTCGGCTACTTATCAACGTACCCCCCGAACATGCCAAGTCTACTGTCATCACGATTAACTACTCAACTTACCGCATCGCCCTCGACCCTAATGTACGAATCATTGTCGTATCTAAAACCTTGGTCAAGGCACGCGAGTTCGTGTACGCAATCAAGCAACGACTATCACATCCACGCTGGCTAAAACTACAGACCGCATACGGTCCACAGGGCGGCTGGAAAGATGATGCGGATACTTGGCGGACTGACACGGTTTACCTCGGAGGCGATGCGCGTAATTCCTCGGAAAAAGATCCTACCCTGCAAGCCCTAGGTATGGGTGGTCAGATCTATGGCGCACGTGCCGATCTGATTATTTTGGATGACGTTATAACAACTGCTAACGCCCACGAGTGGGAGAAGCAGATTGACTGGCTACAGAAAGAAGTTATTACCCGTCTGGGTAAGAACGGTAAATTGCTTATAGTAGGGACGCGGATAGCAGCAAATGACTTCTACAGAGAACTCAGAGAACCACGGCATTGGTCCAACGGCAAGAGCCCTTTTACTTATATGGGTATGCCTGCTGTATTGGAATATGCGGAAAAGCCCGAAGACTGGTCTACGCTCTGGTCAGAGTCGGACATCCCGTGGGATGGGGATACTAACACTCCTAAGGAAAACGGCTTATACCCCAAGTGGGACGGACCGACATTATTCAAACGTAGATCCGAAGTTGCCTCCTCAACATGGGCACTCGTCTACCAGCAAGAAGACATCCAAGAAGACTCCATCTTTCCTTCAGCACTTGTTCAAGGAAGTACGAACAGCGCTAGACGAATCGGTATTTTAAAAGAAGGTAGGGCTGGCTGTCCTAATAAAATTAACGGCTATACTGTTATTGGTTTCGATCCTGCTATGGGCGGTCACGCTGCTTGGGTAGTTCTTTGTTATAACCGTGCAGATGGCAAGATATATATTCTTGACTGCATAAACATGGCAGACCCAACACCACAAAAAATTAGACAGACTATAGAAGATCTAACCATTAAGTACTCTCCACAAGAGTTCCGAGTGGAAATCAACGCCCATCAGAAAGCCTACTCACTTGATAGCGAACTACGAAACTGGCTTGCTTCTTACGGCGTACGGCTTGATGCACACCATACAAACCAAAATAAATGGGATACCGCCTATGGGGTTGCGTCAATGTCTACCCTCCTTGGGACAATTAGAGGCGAGAAGCATGACGGCAACAACCTACTTGAGTTTCCATCAAGTGAATCTTCAGAAGGAATCAAAGCCTTAATAGTTCAACTATTAACTTGGAAGCCTGATACTAGAGGTAAGACTGACTGCGTTATGGCTTTGTGGTTTGCGGTGTTACGGGCTAGAGAGTTTATCCAGCAACATAGCAACCTTGCTTCTTTTGCCAACAACCGTTGGGCTACTAGGTCGCAAACAGAAAAACGATACTCAATTAATCTTGATGAGGCAATTGCTGATCAATGGACAGATATTTACAACTAGGGGGTAAGTAATGGTAGCACCGAAAAAAAATGCAATAGGTGGTGCTGCTGCTATTGCAGCGGCTTTAATTAAAGCAAACAAAGCAGCCAAAGCATTAAAAGCAGAAAAAGCAATTAAAGGACCTAAGTCTAAAGATCCTACTCAGTACACTACTAAAAATAAATCTACTCCTAAGACTACTTATAGTTCTCAAACACCAACTCAAAAAGCAGAAGTTGAAGCACGACGTGCTAGTGATGCTCGGGACATATCAGAAAAAGCAAAGGCTAGTCCTAGTAAACCCTATCGCACTCCTGCAGATAGGCAACGTCAACGCCCGGATAGACTTGAGGGTGAAAAGACACAATCTAAGATGCCCAAGATGCCTGAGGTACCAAAAAAACCTACACTAGAACAAGCAAGAAACGCACGATTAACAGCAGCACGAGAACGAATAGCAAAAGAAGGACCAAGAGATTTAGCAAAAGCACAATTAGAGGGAGCAAGAAAAGTAGAGGCTGCGCGAATTAATAATGCGCCGGGTGTGGCAGGTCGTTCAATTCCTCAAGTAAAACGTAAACTTAAAGAAGTAAATTCAAATCTAGATGATCTTAGAAAATCTTACCGTCAAGCAGAAAAAAATGCTGACAAGGCTGCTATGAGAAGTATTAAAAAACAAGGTGAAAAACTACGCTCTCAACAAGAAATATTAAAAAAGAAATTAGGGGACTAGATGAGTAAGCCAGCAAATATAAAACAAGGTAAAATTATAGAAGGTAAAAAGTTAGCGACTAAACAAGAGGCTGCTGTTGTTAAATCACAAAAGGCTTTTCGTAGAGGTTCTCTTAATGTTGGAAAAGAAATTGCTTTGCAAGTTACTGGTGGTGCCGCGTTACGTATAGTTGGTGGCATTGCTAAACAAGGTGCAAGGTTTGTATCAAAAACCTACAAGAATATAGGGAGTAAATAATGCCAGCACCTAAAAAAAGTGTAGCAGGAAATATTGTTAAAGCAATTGCAAAGAAAACAGCAACAAAGAAAGCACTTAAGGCTGCGGCTAAGAAGTCTCCATTAAAGTCACCTACCTCTCATGTTAATATAAACATTAAAGAAAATAAACGGGCTATGGAAATTGCTCTTTTAAAAGCAATGTCGCCTAAAGGACAATCTGAAATGGCTAGAAGTGCTCGCGAAATGGAAGCCAAAATGAGCAATACAATTAAAATTAATACTAATCCAATTAAAAAGAAGTCTAAGTAAGGAATTTAATTGCTATCAATAGACCAAGTATCTGCACGAATTGCATCACTGCGCTATCGTGCTCGTCAGCAAACTGCACGCCAACAAGACGTTCTTGCCGTGCGCCAAGGTCGTATTGCTGAGGTCTATCCAGCATTTTTTCCTGAAGGAGTAGATCAAAACGTAGTTGCTAACTTTATTGATATTGTTGCACGTGACCTGTCAGAAGTTATGGCTCCGCTTCCTGCTATTAACTGTTCTGCTGCTAATCAAGTTTCTGATCGTGCCCGTCAATTTGCAGACAAGCGCACTCGTATTGCTGCTAACTATTTTGCAAATTCAGATTTACAAGTACAAATGTACACTGGCGCAGACATGTACATCACATATGGTTTCCTCCCGTTCTGTATAGAATTGGATGAAGAAGCAAAAATACCACGTATTCGTATAGAAAACCCAATGGGTGCTTTCCCAGAGTTTGAC